TATTGAGGAGATGGTGTGTGGGTTCTATGATATTACCGATGTATCGGGGCACCCAATTTTCAAGGACGAGTCCATCGATGAAAAGTGGAGTCCTGCCGAAGTGAATCAGATCCTGTTCAGGAACTTTGAGGACCCGACCCGTGCAATGGATGAACTGCTCACGCTGCAGCCGGGGTCGGTATCGTCGGCATTCCAAACAGAAGAACATACAGAAAGCACGCAGATAGTGGAATCGACCCCACTATCAGAATAGAGGTTGTCCAGCTAGCCGTTCCAGTGAGTGACGGATTCACAATGGAGGATACAAGACCAACAATTGGGACTAGCCACAGGTAGAAAAAGAAGCTTGAATACTTTTTGAGAAACTCGGAATTTGTGAAGAAGACGGCTTCGACTGCGGTCCATGCCACACGGTAGTAGATGAACACGCCAATCATTGTAAGCGCATACGCGAAATACTGATTTGCATTGCTAACAAGGGGAGCCGTATCTTCGGGGAGATTGCTAACAGATGAACCTTCGGGTTCGATATCGGGGACTGGATCGTCGCTGCTCATTATGTATTGAACACAAGATTTGCAATTCCATTTGTAACCTTGAGGAAATTGTAGGACTCAACATAGACCATGGAAGTATATGCTCCGAACTGAATAGAGCGGTTCGTAGGTGGAGGATAAAGGAGCTGTGTCTGTCCAGGTTGTATAGCTGGCGCGACACCAGGTGTAGGCGATATCGTCGCTGCTGCACCAACGGGTGTGGGATTCGGATTGAACACCGTAGAACGGACAACACATACTGGCGGCTGCGACAGCGATGCGTCAGTGACAACTGTGAGCGGAGTCAGAAGTGTGTATTGAAACACGGTGCGATTGAACATGGACCCATTCGCAGATCCGCTTGGCTGTGTGATTTGGTCCGGATCCAGAGCAAAGGAGTACGTATAAATACCAGGGATGTTATTTGTTGTACCTAACGAAAACTTGAAATTCTGGATATTGCGGAAGAAGTTCTTGTTCTTGGTACTGAAACGGTCCTTGCCATCAAAGATAAGATTGCCCTCCATGAAAATATCCTGCTGACCCATATTGTTTGCAATGAGGGCTCCACTGCTGTAGAGAGTATTGGCTTCTACCGTTTCAGAGCTCGTGTCAATAGGAGGGGAGTCTAGCGTATCCCAGTTCGTGTAATTGTCCCAGTCGTTGATGAGCGTGCGGTCGTTGCGGCGGAAGAGTGCAACCACACGAGTACAGAGATTGTACATGGGTATTTCCAGGTTATTGATGCCATACTGCTTCTCGTTCTTGACATACCGAACCTCTGTAATCAAGAACGTGCGCTCATGACTCGCAATAAATGCGCGCTCCGTATCCGTGGTAAAAATGTAGTTGGCCTCTACATAGGGATTAAGGTTCCAAGTGAGGAGAGCGCGGTTCGTAGAATTGCCCTGGCGATCCGGGTACGCTAGGAAGTTCTGGATGCCGGCAGCGTTGTCACCCGGCGTACCAATAATCCGCTGTCCAAATGTTGGATTCTCTGGATTGACATCCGCGATGGTAAAAAGGTTGTAAAGACTATTGATGGTGATAGAAATCTCAACCTCGGTCTGGGGGAGACCTACAAGGGGAATAGACTGTGCAATCTCCTCGCAGAACCAGAACGGTAGTGGAATTGTCAGTTGGCGACCCGTAATAGAGGGCGCAGGAGTGGTTCCATCGCCAGTCATGAGAGCATTCGGGTACTGATTGGTGCGTCCGTTGGCGTTCGCGGGATCATAGACATCAGGAGTGTTGCCCACCATACGGTCTAGAATCTCGCGCTTGGTTGCATCCTTCCGGAGATAGCTTAGGATTTTCATCCACTCTCCAGTCATTGTGACAATAGGGGTGCCGTTAAACAGCACAGATGCTTCGGAGATAAGGTTGTATCCGATATTGCGAATCCATTGAAACTCATAGGGGACACCCTCTCCAAACTGATTGTAGATAGAGATGGGAGACCAGATATCAGGAAGATCCACACAAAAATAGCAGTCGTGGAGAAGGTCGGCATAACGAGGAACCTTGAAGCGGTAGGTCTTGAGTCCAGCCTGCGGAATAGTGGTATCCGTGACGTTACGCACATCCAGCCGAAAATGCTCCATCGCGAAGTTTGTGCTTCGTTTGTACATTTTCATGAAGTAGGACATGGATGGATTTCCATTGACAAATACGTTTTGGGCGCCAAACCCAGTGAGTTGCATCAAACCACCTGGCATCTTATATTATACACTTGTAATAATGTATTCTTCTATTCCGTATATTCTTATCGCGGTACTACTTGGGTTTGTAGCTCTCCATTCGTACATGAGCGTTCGTTTCGGATACGACTGGATCGGTTCGCAGACCCGCAAGGTCCTTGCAAAGACATTCAATTCCCGCCATGCATCGGTGACTGACCTATATGACATTCCGGCTGTTCCCTACATGGACCGCTTTGGAACCTTCACCAAGATTCCCAAGATGAAGGAGAATGTTCGCTATTAGACAGGGTTCCACCTGTTCTTTCCAGGGGCCACCTTGGCAGGGCCCTGAACAAACCCAGATGTATTTGTCAAGCATGTTGCCTCTTCCGTAGGCAGCTTGTACGCATTCGCACCCAGAAAGGTCGTATAGGTAGAGGCATACGCAGCCTTCTGAGACTGGGGGAAATTCTTGTAGTAAGCAGATGACGTCTTGCGCTTGAGGTATTCAGTCACTTCGGATGCACTGGAAAATTTGACGGCAGGCAGTTGCTGTGGTCCCTGGCTTGGAGAACTCATTATATTTACAGGGAAGAAAGACTTTATTATAAAATGCCACCTATTCGTTTCATGCTCGTCTCTACCCACACGGAGCAGGTTACCGGTTACTCCAAGGTGTCGTTTAATCTCCTGAAGCAACTGGCGACGCTGACTCCCCTGGTCAAGGTGTTTCACTTTGGATTCCAGCGCAGCCCTGCGCGCATTCCCCAGCCTATGCGCCCGCTGTCGGCTATTATCCAGTACGATGCTGCTGCCAACGAGGATCCTCGTGAGCAGGGGTTCGGCTTCAACAAGTTCAAGGATTACCTTGAGACGGTATCCCCGGACATTGTGATGATCTACAACGACCCGATTGTTGTCTCACAGTTCATCAACGCGATCAAGGATATCCCGAAGACGTTTAAGCTCTGGATCTATCTCGACCAGGTGTATGAGGGTGCGGATATGGGTCTCCTCCGCACAATCGAGAACAAGGCGGATCGTATCATCTGCTTCACAGAGTCGTGGAAGAAGCACCTCCTCACGCGCCTGACCACGACCACGATCCCGATTGATGTTCTTGAGCATGGTGTAGATGCGTTGGTCTTCAAGCCTCTTCCGGAGGTTGAGCGTATGAGCGTTCGTCGTTCAATGAACATCCCCACCGACGGCAAGATCTTCCTGAACATGAATCGCAATAGCCATCGAAAGCGTCTGGATCTCACCATCATGGGATTCGTCCGTCTCCTCGCGAAGTTCCCCGCCGAGAAGTTCTACCTGGTCTTTGTCACCTCAGTTAAGCAGGAGGGAGGTGCGTGCTACAATCCTCTCCAGGTCTATATGAACGAGCTTGCTCGCGTGGGCCTGGATATTCAGACGTACGGTACGCGCGTATCGATTGTGGATACTACGCCGCCGGCTGCGTACTACAACGACGACTCCATCAACCAGCTGTACAATGTCGCCGATATCGGTATTAACACCTCCAACGGTGAAGGGTTCGGTCTCTGCCAGCTGGAGCACATGGCGACGGGTGCGCCCCAGGTGGTCATCGATATTGGAGGCTACCGCTCATTCATCGATGAGACGACAGGTGTCCTGATCCCTGTGTCCTCGTATTCGTACCTTCCGATGAGTGCGGGTGTCGGTCTCCTTGAGCAGTCTGCTCATCCTGATGCGGTGGCCGAGGCGATGGAGAAGGCGGTGGCAATGCTCGGTCCGGCTACGTCGAAGAAGTGCATCGAGGCTGCCCGTTCGCGCCCATGGTCCAAGATCTGCGACTCATTCCTGGAGTCGGTCCTCGCCAAGTAAAAATACCCGGATGACTAGACAAAGTCGGGATTCCAGCGCTTGAGCTTCTTCTCTAGCATATCTTTGAGGAACCAGTTTTGAATCTGGCCTCGGTAAGGGTACGCGTGCCCGTAATCAACACACCATACAGTTCCATCCTTCTCGATGAAGTTGTAGGGTGTGATATCGATGTATTCCATATTGCCCTTTTTCAGGAGCGTCTCAAGAATGAAGTGTATCTGCTTCCAAATCCACGGAGGTGTATTCGATGGATTTGGACCATACTTGTCGGCAACGCACATCTCGTCGAGATCCTGCATCACCATGTAACTGGTCTTGTTCGTTTCAAAGATGGGGGGAGCAATGTTCAGTCCAGCTGCAATTTGTTGGTGGTGGATTTCGAGGGGGGAGGTAACAGTCTTCATGTAGGTGGTCATCGTGGGGGTATTCTGTCCTGACTAGGGGGTAGATCCATCCGTTTTTGTCCAGAATCCGCGAATACGGGTTGTGAACAGGAAACTCTGCTTGTAATGCAAATTGATATCCTCCAGTTTGTCGCACATCATCAGCAGGTGGATCAAGACTGGGTTGCCCGATGCAAAGAACATCGGCTTGGTTGTATCTAGTACCACACCCTTCTGGTAAAAGGATGTTGAGGGGCCACCTGTGTTCTCGGCGATGATATCAATATGCTGCGCAAACTTGCCGTTGTAGTTTCCGAGAATGACGTTATTATCCTTCTTGAGATGGACGATAATATTGGCGACTGGTGTGTTCTGCGGGAGAACGACCTGGTGACGACGAGGAATGGATTCGTCCGGTATAGCCTTGATTTTCTCTGTATTGTCCATCGCGACCTTGTTGAACTTTCCATACTTCTCATCGAAATCTACAACCTTGAAGAAGGGAGACCCTGCATTGTTCTTCGCCCTGCGAAGATACTTCAGATACGGCTCAAATGACTCCACGAACTTACGTTCCGTGAAGAAGATGTACTCGTAAAACACTCCGCCATCGGCAAGGCAATCGACCTGGTCAGAAATCACCGCTTCGTAGAGTGGGGGCTCGCGAGAATCCGCGGCTCCCTGCTCGCGCGCAGCTTCCTCGGATGTCAGGCAGGCGGGGTGCTCAATGTAGATCTTTGACTTGATAATATCTTCGGGCTTCTGGAAATTGTAGGCGTCGTTCAACCACAGGTACTCGATGGGGAGCTGGATAGACGATATCGCTTCGTGCTGGCGCTTGTAGGTAAAGACCATAGAGAGAATACGATCATCAGCTTTTCCAGCGTTCTCAGGCCACGCCGATGTCTTGGACCAGGTGTTCAGCAGAGCTACAGCCTGAGGAGTTGGTGCAAAGAACATCGTGCCACCCGATGTCTCGAAGATATAGGGGTCAAAGCACACATCGTCCTTGAGATAGTTCATGCTGCCACGCGGATCCACATTCCATCCGCGCGCCATAAAATCCACACCGGGCATATCAAAAATATCAGGGTAGCGAGAGAGTTTCATGTCTCCGTCAATGTACAGCACTCCGCGCCCCTGCATACCCGCAACACGCAGAGCCTCCTTGATGAACAGTGGCTTCAGGTTGATCGCTAGCTGGTACTTTCCCGGGAACGCAAACTCGGGATACTCCTCCACAATGTAGTTGCATCCTACGCGCTTGCACATAGCTTCCCACTCGGCTATCATATCCTCGAATTTGGTTGCCTCGTGTTTTACAAACTTCTTGTCTTCCAACTCCTTGAACTTTTTCTTGGACATCTCGGATATCCTCTGCTTGATATCGTCCCGTGCAAGGATTGATAGAACTTTCGGACGGTCGTATTTCAGCGGATACTTCTTGAGAATTGCGATCTGTCTCGCTTTTGATATCTCGTAGAACTCGTGCTCCTCATCAAACATTCCATCGGCAATCGCCTTTTCAATCGCCTGCTCTACTTCCTCTTCTTCGCGGATCTCTTCAAGAAGGTCGCCCTTAATCTGCTCAATGATCTCCCCGGTGCAGGCGTAATTTACACGCTTACCATCCTTTACATCTTTCTCCGTAATCTCATCGCCAAACCGCAGGTAGTTCTTGTTGGCATTACCCCGACCCCACCAGTAGGTGACGAGCACAAACTTACTCGCGGGATTGTTGATCACCATTTTGAGCTCATGGGCCTTGATAATTGCTGGGTAATCCATCTCGGGAGCCGCCGCTTGTCCTCCGCGTTTCGGTGTGCGCTTACGACCACGTTTATGCGTGTCCCGTGCCATTATTCATATGTGAAGAATTGTATTCTGTCCTTCTGTAACGTCCCGAGACGCAGCAGACGATGATTGTCTCCAAAGGCTGGCTCATCAAACACCTCCTTGCTATCGGGATCCACTAGGAACACAAAGTCCTTGATGGAGATACGCTGAAGCCGACGCCCGCGCTTCATAATATTGCGGAGATAGACAGCGTCGCGCTCGTCGTTGTCGATGGAGGGATTGAAGCCCAGTGAATCGCCTTTCGGAGTGCTGTCAAACCGCAAGCACTGAATAACCGGCTTCTCGCTGGCGTGTAGTTTCCGATGAATCTCGCAATCGACTGCTGCCTGCTTGATAAGACGAGTAATTCCGCTGGTAATCTTCTGCTTCTCAAACGATATGTTATAGAGGAACTCGTCGCTGGTCATGAACGCATCCACACCACGCCCCGAATCTGCGGGGGCATCGTACTTCTTGGGAAGCGTATCCGCACGACGAATGGGAACAATATTAAAGGCAGATGCTGACGATGCCTGAGCCTTGGAAAAGACCGACATATAGAAACTGATCCGGATCGTGCGCTCTTCGATGGGTACGGTCTCACTGTTGATTCCGCTGGACGACAGACTCTGGCGGGTGGCGTGGGAGCACAGGCGAATACCGCGACCAATGACCTGGTCGTGACGCGCAGGGTTCCAGTAGGGCTCCACAATATGCAGGTGACGGACGTTCTTGAGGTTAATGCCTTCGGCGCCGCTGGAGGTCGCCATCAGGATACAGATCATCTTCTTTCCGCCACGAGCGAGAACACTCTCGCGAACAGAGGGCGCATGTTCAGGATAATCGTTCTGCATACCGAAGTAGTCTTCATTGAACAGGTAGCGCGTGAGCTCCTTTTCGATCTTATCTTCCTCGCCCGTGTAGAAGGCGTATGCAGGCTTCTTGGGATCCAGATCGGGCGACTCGCGGTACTTGCCGTTTTCCTTGACTAACTTGTAGGGCTGATATCCGTTGGCATCCAAGATCGCAGCCAAAATACCTAGACCCTCCAACTTGCGGTACTGGGAGTAAATGAACTGATTGCGGTACTCTCCATCCTTGCCCGTGGAAGCTGAGATATTCTCCAGAATCTTCTTCATTTTCGGCGAGAAGGTCTCTAGTCCCAGGGATCGCAAGTACTTGTCGGGGTCGGCACTTAGCGTCGCAAGGATCGTCGCCTTATCTACCGGTCCCTCATCGTTCTCATCCTTGATATCTTTGACGTCTCCACGCAGCTCAGAGGGAACAGCGTAGTTGCAGACAAGGCGGGACACAACGCGATAGGACGAGAAATT